TCCCTGCTGCTGCGGGCCAGGGAGGTAGGCAATTTCTTCTCCGTTAGCCTACCTCCCACCCCTTACCTTCGAGGATACTGACATGGCTCAGACTAATTTTTCAGGCCCTGTGGCCTCTGCCGGGGGCTTCATGCCCGGCGCCTCATCCGTAGTAGCGCATACCGCCGCTACCCTGTCCGTCACTGAGGCCGCACACAGCGGCCGTTTGGTTACAGTAGCCAAGGCAGACGGCACGACTATCACCCTTCCCGCGGCTACCGGCACAGGCGCTGAATACACGTTTATTGTCACTACAGCGATCACCAGCAACGCTTTGGTCGTTCAGGTCGCCAGCGCTTCCGACGTTATGGTCGGCGCAGCGGCTGCAATTGGACTCAGCACTGAAGCAGACGAGTCTGCGGCGTTTGTAACCGCAGCTGACTCAGACACTATCACCATGAACGGCACGACTACCGGCGGCTTGATCGGCACTAAGATCGTGCTCCGCGACATCGCATCTGGCTCTTGGGTAGTTGAGGTGTTGAGCGTAGGCTCGGGCACCCTGGCTACTCCGTTCTCTGCTGCCGTATAAGGTCCAGGTAGATGAATGACATCCACGCTAAGCGGGTTACAGCGACGGGAGCGGTCCACGCGGGCCGCGCCCGCCTTCGCGGCCTCTGGGTCAAATCGGCCACGGCCGTGGGCACAATCACTTTCACTGACGGGTCGGGCGGCGCTACGTTGTACTCAATCGACACCGCGGTGTCGGACAACACCGAAGAGGCCGCGCTCCCCGGCCGAGGCATCCTGTTTGAGACAGGCCTTTACCTCTCTGCCCTACCGACCGGAACCATCGTTACGGCCTACTACGAATAAAAGGAGGCCAGGATGGCTGAGAAACGCGAAGATTGGCATCTATCCAAGAGCGTCCCAGTCACGATCATCGCGGTTATGGTCGTGCAGTTTGCCGGAGCCATTTGGTTCTTTTCGACCTTGGACAGTAACGTAGCGTCGAATAACCGACGTATCGCGTCGCTCGAATCCGAGGTCTCTGATATTCGGGCCACGGCCCAGACCCAAGCCGTCCAGCTTGGGCGCATTGAATCTAGCTTAGAAGCCATGAGGGAGACCCTAGGGCGAATAAGCGCTCTCTTGGAGCGGAACTATGCCGGCAAGTAAAGACCCTCGCCTAGCGCGGGCGGGCGTATCGGGGTATAACAAACCCAAGCGCACTCCCAACCACCCGAAGAAGTCGCATATCGTCGTCGCAAAAGAAGGCGACAAGGTGAAGACAATTCGGTTCGGGGACCAGAACATGTCCATCAAGAAAGACCAGCCAGCGCGCAAGAAGAGCTACTGCGCGCGAAGCGGCGGAATTAAAGGTACTGACAGTAAGTTAACCGCGAATTACTGGTCTCGTAAAGCGTGGGACTGTCGGGGTAAGAAGTAGCGATGCGGGCGATTGTGGACCCCCGGATCACAAGAAATGCTAGCGGGTTTCTGTTCTCCTGCGTAGGGTGCGGAGAGCCGCGGGTCGTAGCCAATAAGGTAACGGCGCGTATCGCATTGCGTCGGGGCACGTGCCGTAGCTGCGCGGCAGATTACCGAACCGTTAGGGATCGTAGTAGTGATACCGCACTTGGCGTGTATCAAAACGCGGAGGGGAGATGGTGCTCTACCTGCACAGGATGCGGCGTTGAGCAGTCGTACACGCGCAAGGACCACGCCAGGAGCTCCGCGAGGGCGAATTGGTTATGTAGGACATGCGCAAATTTTACCAACACCGCCGCCAGTACGCCGCGGATTGACGGGTTTAAGGTCGGTGATTTCGACGTGTTCGCTAAGCAGGCTGCAGATAGAGGCCGGCGCTTCGATTTGCGCATCGAAGACCTAGTGCGGACGTGGGAGGACCAACGGGGGCTATGCGCATTGTCTGGCGTGGCATTAGACAAATATCCGCGCACCTGGTCGCTCGATCGCATAGATAACAACGTGGGGTACACGAAAGACAACGTGCATCTCGTACACAAGCGGGTTAATATGGCCCGCGGATCCCTGAGCATATCGGACTTTGTATCCCTGTGCCAGGCAGTATCGCATTTCAATTCTGCCCCTAGCGGGCTAGAGAACGAAGGTAGTAGAACGCGGTGGCAGTAGTCGTTCCAAACATGGCGGAGATATTTGAGGAAGCATACGAGCGCGCTGGGCTCGAGATGCAGACCGGCTATGACTTGAAGACCGCAACTCGTAGCCTTAACCTCATGCTACTCGAGTGGCAGAACCGCGGGTATAACCTCTTCATGGTCGACAGCGGCACGCTAGCACTTTCTGCTAGCACCGCGTCTTACGATATGCCCGTCGATACCATAGACGTAATAGAGCATCAAATCCGCACCGGCACCGGCACATCCCAGGTAGATTACGCCCTGACCCGCATCAGTGGGTCCGAGTACGCCGCGCAGTCGGTTAAGAACACCACCGGGCGCCCCAGCCAGATTTATGTAGACCGTGCGTCGGACGGGGTACACATCACGCTCTGGCCAGTCCCTGACCAGGCCTACACTCTATACTACCAGCGCATGAAGGGCCTCGACGGCCTGGCGTCTGGCATCGGCACTACGGCGGGTATCCCGCCGCGCTTTGTCCCTGCGCTCGTCGCGGGCTTGGCGTATCGCATCGCCGTTAAGAAGGCAGAGGCAGCCGATCGGGTTATGGGGCTCAAAGCCGAGTATGAAGAGCAGTTCGCTCTGGCGGCGTCTGAGGACGAGTCCCGCGCCTCATTCCATGTAACCCCGGATATGCGGGGGTACCGATGAAATACGCGGCCGGCAAGCGCGCCTGGGGTATCTGCGATCGGTCTGGGCTACGTTATCCGCTCAAAGACCTCGTGCCCCAGTATCGCAACGGAGTTAGGACTGGACTACTTGTCGGCCGCGATCAGGTGGATGAGGATCATCCGCAAAACTTTATTGGCCGTGCTCGCACCGACGACGCACAAGCGCTGAAAAACCCACGCCCTGAAACAACTAACGGCCGCGGCTATGTTGGTTGGGATCCGATTGGCCACCCGTTGGTTCGTCTTAGAGCGCAGATGGGCTCTGTGTCGGTGGAGATTAGCTAAATGAACTACGGCGAGCTTAAGCAAGCGATCCAAGACTATCTGGAGACCTCGGAGACCACATTCGTCTCTCAGATCCCGACGTTCGTCAAAGCTGCGGAGCAGCGTATCGTTCGAACCATTCAGATCCCCGAGCTGCGCAAGAACTCGACTAATACGCTGACGACCGGATCGCAGTACTTGAAGCGCCCGGTTGACTTCATCTCGGTCTATTCAATGTCTATCGCGGACAGCAGCGGGCAGCATACGTTCTTGATGGACAAAGACGTCAACTTTATTCGCGCCGCATATCCCACAGTATCTGCCACTGGACTACCCCTGTACTACGCGCAGTTTGATGGATCACGTGATACTGACCGAGGCACCTTCATGCTCGGCCCTACGCCGGACGCGGATTACGTCGTGGAGCTGCATTTCTACTATGATCCGCCGAGCCTCGTGGGGGCTGACTCAAATACTTCGTGGCTAGGCACTAATGCTGAAACCGCACTGCTCAACGGCGCGCTAGTAGAGGCCTACTCGTTCTTAAAGGGTGACGCGGATATGTTGGCCGTGTATACTTCGCAGTACAAGGAAGCGCTCGCTTTGCTTGGCGCGGTTCAAGCGCGGTCACGCCGCGATGAGTATAGGGATGGTAAGTTATGATGGGTATGGCAGGGGGCACCCAGATGGGTAGCGCGAAAGTCTATTCGGTGGACGGACGCGGGTTCACCCCGGACGAGTTGCTGGAGCAGTACATGGATAAGCTGCTCCACATTTCAGATAACGCCGCTCCGCACGTGCGCGAGCAGGCACACGCATTCAAGCGGCAGATCGCCGCCTTGATGTTAAACTACGGCAAGGCTGTGGAACGCAACCACGCGACCACCATTGCCACTAAACTCGAGAGTGCTGGTCACTCCGACATGGCCAGATACGTAAGGAGTATGTAACATGGCAATCACAAGCGCAATCTGCAACTCGTTCAAACGCGAGTTGCTCGAGGCACAACACGACTTCTCTAGCGGCACGTCGCAGACATTTAAGATGGCTTTGTATACGAGCTCAGCCGCGCTTGATGCGGATACGACTACGTACTCGGCCACGAATGAGATCTCCGGCACTAACTACACCGCTGGCGGCGCCTCCATCACGGTTACCACTAACCCGACCATCGGTACGGGCGTCGGAGCCGGCGAAGCAGAGACTATTTATATGGGGTTCTCTGACGCCTCGTGGGCTTCTGCTACATTCACCGCTAACGGCGCTGTGATCTATAACGACAAAGCTACAGATCAGGCGATCATGGTTATCGCATTTGGCGGAGATAAATCTGTGTCTAACGGCACATTTACGGTCACTATGCCTACGGCGAACGAGTCTTTAGCTATCCTGCGC